TCGTTTGAAGACGGTCGCGAACCTCTGATACCCAGAAGTCCCCACCGAACTGCTGAATACGGTTCTTACCGTGTTTGCTCTTACCCTTGAGCTTTACTTGTGTTCCAGGTTTCATTATTCTGTCTCCCACTCTTCAAAAGTAACAATGCTCATGAGCTCCTTGACGAGCTCTCGACCGTAGTCGGTGAACAGGATGCCCTGGTTGTACACCCAGTGCTCAACGTCCTGCTGATGATAAAACCTTTCACCAGCTGGCTGGATCATCCACCGAAGAGCGGTCTGACGATCGCCAGCACCAGCCTCGATGACCCGCTCAAGCATGTCATGAAAATCGAGGAGAGCTTTACGCTCCATACGAGCCTCTTCGGCCTGGACTTGGTTCAGCTCACGAAGAAGACCATCCCATATGGCCTGCTTGTTTTCGTCGTCGGACGATTTCCAACCTTCCATGAAGGCTGCATGCGGACGAAACCCACGAGCATCCTTGTGAAGATCGGACACGGTTTGATCGTCGAATGTGAACATATGATTTGTCTCCGTATTCATCATATATACATACTAACAGGAATATCCGGAGATGTAAACAACTTTTTTAATTTTTTTATGTAAAGAACTCAATCACTTATCATTTTTTTTCTTTCCGATGTTATACTTTGCTACCAGTTCCCAGTCATTTTTCTCCTTAAATGGTAGAACTTTGATCTGGCTGATGGGAGCCACCGGGCTATCAGTCTGTGACGGATTGACGATCTCTACAAGATCCCATTCTTTCAGAAGGTTGCTGATGGTATTTCTCCTGGCAACATCTGAATCTGACATATTTGAGGGTTTACCGTCAAGGGCAAATAGCTCCTTGAAATGTACGATAAAGTACCTTTTCTGCTTGTGCAGAATATGACACGATTGATAGAGCGTCTGTTCTTTTTTTGATGCAACGCCGATACGAGTGAGGGTCTCTCTAACTTTTAAAAAGTCGTCCTCGCTTTTCAGTCGCACTTCGACGAGATTGTTTATATCAAAACTCATTTTTTCAAACCACCCTTCTCAAGCTTTTCTTTTATATCTTTTATCTGTTGAGAAGACAGAATATCCATGATCTGTTTGGCTTTATCATAACTATACCCATAATACTCTACCACCGCCTCAAGATCATCGTGATGTTCAGTCTTGGCCCATTTGGCAAAGCGCCTCTTAGGCCTAATCATATTTATTAAAAATGAAAACTGCAGTTTACTTTCCAGGTGTGAATACATATTCATCACATTGGCATAGTGAACAGTATCCTCAAAATATGAGAACTGACGGTTGGTTAGGTATGGGTTATACCCCTTTTCGGCTAGTTCATCATTGTCAGTATTTGACATGATGTCCTTACCAGAATTTATTGCATTTACATAATCAAACGGATTCATCACAAACACGCTTTCGAAGTTCAGTAGTAGAGAACCTGTGGTCTCTGGTATTAAAATACAAATCAATGCCTCGGCGCTTGCATATATCTCTACCAGTAAAGTCCTTATCTCTATATTCTACACCAAGGATCCTCACTTGTAAATCAAAAGCCTCTAAAATATCTTCAAGATCTTGTTCGGTTGAATAAGGCAAAATCTCATCAACATACTTGACAGCACTGAGCTGAATGTATCGCTCGACAATTGACTGAACTGGCTTGTTTTTCTCTTTAGGTCTATCTAATGTTGGATCAGTTTGCAAGGCACATATCAAATAGTCACACTTGCTTTTAGCTTCTCTGAGCATCTGAATGTGACCTGCATGGAGCAAATCAAAAGTAGAAGCCGTAAGAGCTACTTTTTTTTCTCTAATCATTTAAACTCACAGTCCGTCATAATTTCAGTTAAACAAGCAACCAGATTGACTTCTTGATCTACAACAAAAGCAGATTTATAAGAGTAATCAGCAATGTGAAGAACGAGTTGTGGTATTGACCTTTCACTTACATTTTCGGAAGAAGTATCATATAGCTTTCTGTACAGCACGGATGGATCTACATCAGAGTTTTGACCAACCCATTTACGCATATCTTTAAAGTTTCGGTCTTTCAGAAAAGAAATGAGTTTTTTGTAATTGTCATCGCCCAGATTGATAAGGATGCCAGTGTCAATATTACCAGTAGCAGAATACCGTTGTAGTTCATTAAGTACCCTCCGCCAATCAGGAAAATGCTTTTTAATAAGTTCAGCAATCACCGTTGGATCAAAAGTTACATTTTCGGTTTTAAGAATTGTTTTGACTCGAGACATAAAACCAGATGCAAGATTTGGTTTTTCTTTTGTCGGAATCTTGAACTCAATAACCGAACACCGAGAATGTAGTGGCTCGATAATACGATTCTTGAAGTTACAAGTCAAAATAAATCCACAGTTCTTAGAGTACTCTTCCATAAAATTACGGAGAGCAGGTTGTGTTGACTGAGGATTCAGATAGTCAGCCTCATCGAGAATAACATACTTGCGATTGCCGGTAAGAGAAACTGTCGATGCAAAGTTCTTAATCTCGACACGTAGGGTATCGATGTTACCATTCATCGAGCCGTTGATTACAATGTAGTCAAAGTCACATTGTTCCAGCATTGCCCTTGCAACCGTGGTCTTGCCAACACCGGGACCGCCAGTGAGGAGAAGATTTGGCACATAATTTTTGTCCACAAAATTAGCAAAAGTTTGCTTGAGTTCTGCTGGAAGAATGCAATCATCAATCTTTGACGGGCGATATTTTTCTACCCAAAGTTCATTCATAATATAAAGTACCTTTCAATTAGCGAGATTCTGTAGCGATGTGATACTGTAACTTACCTCCATTTGTTGAGAAGTGACTGATGCCCTTCGAGGAAATTCGAACTGTATAGTCTGCTGGCATGAACTTTAGGTTTTCAACCTTAAACACCAGATCAAATTCAAGGTCAGTTGAACCTACCACAGTACGAAATGTATTGGATGTCTCGTCTTTTGAATTACCAACAACGAGGATGACATCACCACCTGAACCAATTACGGACCAGTTTGGAAGCTGAAGTACACTCGCTGCGGCCATTGTTTTCTTGAACACATCATCTTTGAGTTCGAACTCAACAACAACGTCAGGCAGATCAAGATCTTTGTCTGGGGCTTGCATAATCATGTTAGCATCGGCATAACCATAAGTGACTGATGCCACACCATTTTTAATTTCAACAGACTTATCACCAAAATTAAAATCAGGTGACTCGAAAATACTTACGGTGCTCAAAAACTGATTTAGATCATAAATACCGAAAGGCTTTTCGAAAGAATCGTCAACCTCTGCCCGAGCAATAATAGTTTTTTGTGGAGAAATTGTTTTCACAACATTTCCAGAATTAACATACAAAGATGGATTAATAGAAGTAAAACTCTTCAGAACAGAAAGAGTATTTTGAGAGATGTTCATTTCTTATCCTCACATAAATGACAAAATTCAATAGTTAACTCAAATATAATATCACACATAATATATTAAGTAAACAAAAATACCTATTTAAGTTTTTGAGATACATCAGCAGTGGCAGCTGCACCAATTTGAGCAAGATCAATTAGACTACCACCGAATACATATGATCCAGTGTGTGACATATTCATCCATGGGCACATCCAAACTTTTAGCCCAATTTTTCTTGACCACTGACAGAACATGTAGTCTTCGGAAAGATAGCGATTGGACTCATCATCAATAAGAGCATCAAAGTAACACATGATCTGCCGTGATCCATCAAAGTTTGCGGACCTCACATGATCTGGTGTATATTTTAATTCTGGATAACTTTCCGCAAACTTTCCAAATGTCTTGCGCTGAATCATCATGAATCCAGTACCGCCCTCAAGCACTTCGACTGGTTTATCTAGTGGAATCTCGTTCACACCATTTGCTGGATTGAAAACATAGTCTCCAACATAGTTTGATAGCTTTTGTGGATTTTCATCAGCAAAACCTTTGTCGACAGCGACCTTGATTTTTTCCCAAGAGATAGTTTTCTTTGGATAAGGACCGCAGACAATGTCTTTATCACTGTCCGGTTCTGCTATAGCAGCTAGTGTTAATACATCATTTGGATTAAATCCAATATCTGAATCAATAAACATAAGATGAGTATAGTTTTCATTTCTCAAAAACTCATCTACACAGTAATTTCTTGCACGGGTGATGAGTGATTCATTGAATAGAAAAAAGAAATCAATTTCTACACCATAATGATCACAAAGTTTTTGTAAATCAACACAGGACTTAGTGTATTGACCACCGCACATCCCACCGTACATGGGAGTTGCAACAAATATTTTTCTTTTTCTTAATTCATCTACCGAAATCTCAATTTCAGACATCTAGTTCTCCTCATTGTATAGATCGTGGTTATACATTGCAATAATCGCATAGTGTATAATTTTCATAAGATCTTTTCGGTTATATCCATTTTTCTTGCCGTACCTCTGTGCATACTTCATGATATTACCAATACAAAAACCCTCACCATGACCACCGTCTATGATGAACTCAGTTGCTTGATAATTAGTTGTGGAGTAATGCTCACCGTAGGTACCATCAATATAGTCTTTGATCTCGGCAATAAGATTGCCTTCATTGTATTTATACATTACTTCAAGAACTCCATAAGGGGTGAATTAAAAGACTTGGGGATAGGGGTGTGAACAAAAGTTTTCCAGATGTTTGAAGGCTTGATTTTTGTTCTTCCATATTGATTTGTGATCTGAAAATTGGCTTGCGGCCAATACTCTTGTAATTTTAAAGACCGTTTCATTCTATTATCACCAGCGTGAGATGTGTCTGTATTACCACCCTTAATAGTCATAGTCGCTGCTTTATCAATTAAAAATTTATTGAACAATAGGGTGCAGTAGTATTTAGTATCAAGAACTTGTAAAGAATAATCTGTGTCTTCAATTACATCATCACGCCACCATATATCAAGATCATTATTTACTAGAACGCCACTATATACTTGCTGATTTATTCCAACATGATTACTTCTAGAAAAAGCAAACATCGTGTGTGACATTCCAGCAATGCCGATATTCTCATAAGAATCACAAATAGACTCACAAGCTACAATACATTTAAAAGCTTCACACTTCACATTCTTCGTTGGTTCTCTATACTTAAATGAAGTAATGTTATCATCAAACTGCCAATGGAATTTTGCACCATTTTCAATGGAATGTTGTTTACAATAATTTCTTACATATGTTATCCCACGGTTATTATGATCCATTTTTAAAACGGATGAGATATCATAGTGCTCTAAGTACTTTTCATACTCTTGTGGCTCAACAACAACATAAAAAGGAATACCACTATTTTTCAGCTCACGTGTAGTTAAAGCAACATCAGCTCGACCGCGAGACGGAACATATACTGGATACTTTACTGATTCAGTTATGTTGTCTATATCATCAAGTAAGGTTTCAGCTTGCTGTTCTAGCACTAATATAGTCCTTTAGGTTTTTTCTGGACGACCATCCAAGAGCACGTGTCCGATCAGTTATCACCTTCGCTGACATCCTGTTACCTTTCCTTGCAGGTAGCATTTCAATCTTTGTATTGATTCCAAACATTGCTGCAACATCCATGATTGTATATGAATCATCACATCCAATTCCGTATTCGTCGCCATACCCCTCTTTTCCAACAAGAATAAGCCCATCTATGATGTCATCAATATGGGTAAAGTTTCTTTTCTGTGTACCTGGTTGAACAATTGTAAGCGGTTCACCATTTTTTACTTTATTGATAAACATTGCAATTAGAGTAGCATATGGACCACTTTCAATTTCTCTTGGCCCATATACATTATAAAAATATGTGATGGCATAGTCAATAGAATTCCACTCACAAAATAATTTTACAAATTCTGTGTTTGTCTCCTTTGACCAGGTATAAGGGCTCTTTATATATCCTATATGCTCGTTCGTAAATTTTGTGCTTGATCCAGCATATACAAGTTTTGCATCACACTTTTTTACAAAGTCGAGAATACATTTAGTACCGATTTTATTATATTCCCAAACTTTTTCAAAATCATCGAATGACTGCTCTACTCGAGAGTATTCACCTAAGTGATACACGATGTCAAAATTAGTAGGTAATTCACACACATCTCTTGTATCTAGGTCTCTATACAACACACCCTGCACGTGATTATCTTCAGAGCCTGTAAAGTAGTTATCAATAGAAGTCACATCATGACCTTCGTTGACCAGTCTCTCACACAAATGTGAGCCAACAAAACCAGCACCACCAGTTACTAGTACTTTCAAAATTCTTTCCTCCCTGATGGAAATTTATTTTCGGAAAAACTTTTATCAATGATTGAGCTATCTGTGAT